AATAGCTGGAGCACATTAAAAGATTACTGCTTTGTTAAGCCTATTGTTGATAAGGATGGCTCTAGCTCAAGTAAACTAAAAGAGTGCGTTGGTATAGTAAAATACGGAAACAACGTCTTAGAAGCTCTTAAAATCAATAAAGGAGATTTAGTTGGATTTAAAAAGAACAGAGAATTTGAGTTCTTGATAGACGGTGAAATACTTTATTGCATGGAATCAAATGATATTTTAATTAAATATGAAAATAAAGGAAACGAAACTGAATATAATCCAAGCTGGGCAAATAGCAGTTGAAGAACTTATAAAGGTAGCAAAAGAAAAGATCGTTGACTCAGAAGATGATATCTCTGCTGACAGACTTAAAAACGCTGCCGCTACAAAGAAGCTTGCTATATTTGATGCTTTTGAAATATTAGCTAGAATAGAATCAGAAGAAGATCTTTTAAACGATAAACCAAAAACTAGCGCTATTAAAGCCGAAGAGTTTAAAGGTTTTGCAGAAGGAAGATCTAGATAATGTATAAGCAAAATCTATACCATATAGTAGAAGACCATATAAAGCCAAAAGTTCTAAGTAGGATGAATAGGCTTAAGAAATGGGAGTACGGATATAATAAAGAGCATGACATAGTTGTCATAAGCAAAACAGGACAAATAGGAGAAATATATAATATACAAAACCTATTAATAGCTCTTCCGTTAGCTGAAGACGTGTACAAGTGTTCTAAGAAGAAAGAAGAACAACGTTGGAAAGTTTTAGAATATCCATCTGAATTAAATAAAATAAAAACAGTTTATGATTGGAACGAAAGACCAGTCGAGTTTAAAGAAAAATGGTACGAATATATCAACAAGGAGTTTGTTCGTCGCGAAGAAGGCTATTGGTTCTATAGTAACGGCGTTCCTACTTATATTACTGGTTCTCAGTACATGTACCTGCAGTGGACTAAAATTGACGTGGGGTCAGCAGATTTTCGCGAGTCAAACAGGTTATTCTACATATTCTGGGAGGCTTGTAAATCGGACAGTAGGTGTTACGGAATGTGCTATCTTAAGAACAGACGGTCTGGATTTAGTTTCATGGCATCATCCGACACAGTTAACCAGGCAACAATTTCAAGAGATGCTAGGTTTGGAATACTCTCCAAGTCTGGAGCTGATGCTAAGAAAATGTTCACTGATAAAGTTGTACCCATATCAATTAATTACCCCTTCTTTTTTAAACCAATACAGGACGGAATGGAACGTCCAAAGACAGAATTATCATACAAAGTACCTTCGAAAAGGCTCACGCGTAATTCCATCAAAGAAACAACCGAAGATTTACAGGCGGGTCTTGACACCACGATCGACTGGAAGAACACAGGGGACAACTCCTATGATGGAGAGAAACTCAAGCTTCTCGTCCACGATGAATCGGGTAAATGGGAGAGACCAGACAACATCCTCAACAACTGGAGGGTTACGAAAACAACGTTAAGATTAGGTAGAAAAATAGTAGGCAAGTGCATGATGGGATCTACTTCAAACGCATTAGATAAAGGTGGATCAAATTTTAAAAAACTATACGAGTCTTCGGACGTCACAAAAAGAAACCGCAACGGACAGACTAGCTCAGGACTATATAGTTTGTTCGTACCTATGGAGTGGAATTACGAAGGATACATTGATTCTTATGGAATACCTGTATTCGACACTCCAAAAAAACCAATTAAAGGTATAGATGGTGAAGATATAGATATAGGTGTTATATCACATTGGGAAAACGAAGTAGATGGACTACACGACGACCAAGATGGTTTAAACGAATACTATAGACAGTTTCCAAGAACAGAGAAACATGCTTTTAGAGATGAAGCTAAAGAATCTTTATTTAATTTGACTAAAATATACGAGCAAATAGACTATAATGAAGATCTTCGTAATACTAATGTTGTTACACAGGGTAATTTTCAATGGGAAGGTGGGATTAAAGATACTAGAGTATTGTTTGTTCCTAATAAAAACGGCAGGTTTTTAGTTAGTTGGGTTCCTCCAATTGGACTACAGAATAGATACAATATAAAAAACAATATAAAATATCCAGGAAATGAACACTGCGGAGCGTTTGGATGTGATAGTTATGATATATCTGGTACTGTTGACGGTAAGGGTTCTAAAGGATCTTTGCATGGATTAACTAAGTTTTCTATGGAAGACGTACCGCCAAACTTATTTTTTTTAGAATACATATCAAGACCACAAACTGCTGATATATTTTTTGAAGATGTTTTAATGGCTTTAGTATTTTACGGTATGCCTATATTAGCAGAGAACAATAAGCCTAGATTATTATATTATATAAAAAGAAGAGGTTACAGAGGATATTCAATGAATAGACCTGATAGAGTTATGCATAAACTATCAGTAACGGAAAGAGAAATAGGTGGAATACCTAATTCAAGTGAAGATATAAAGCAAGCTCATGCAGCTGCTATTGAAGATTATATAGAAAACTACGTGGGACTAACAACCGACGGATATGGTGATACGTATTTTCAAAGAACATTAGAAGACTGGGCTAAGTTTAATATAAATAACAGAACAAAACACGATGCTTCGATAAGCTCTGGTTTAGCTATAATGGCATGTAATAAACATAGATATTCACCTGTAGCAAAAAGAACGATCTCTAAAGTGTCTTTAGGATTTAGAAAATATAATAATACAGGTGCAAATTCAAAAATAATATAAATAAATGGTCTATACTAACAATAACAGCATCTTTCCAGATCAGGTAGTACCTGAAGAAGAAAAGAAATCATTTGAATATGGTTTAGCTGTTGGAAACGCTATTGAACAAGAGTGGTTTAGAAATAACAGTGGACAAAATAGGTTTTCCTATAATTTCCAAAACTTTAATAGACTTAGGTTGTATGCTAGAGGTGAGCAGCCAATACAGAAGTACAAGGATGAATTATCAAATAATGGTGATTTATCTTATTTAAATTTAGACTGGAAGCCAATACCTGTTTTATCTAAGTTCGTAGACATAGTGGTCAATGGTATGACTGAAAAAGGATACGAATTAAATTCATTTGCTTCTGATCCGTTTGCGTTAAAACAACGTACTGACTTCGCGTCTAATGCTATGCGTGATATAAAAAACAAAGCAGCAATTGATCAATTGTCTCAAGCTACAGGTCAAAACTTTTATGCGTCTACAGATCCAGACAATCTGCCAAGAGATCAAAACGAATTAGATTTATTCATGCAGCTTAATTATAAGCAAAGCATAGAAATAGCAGAGGAGGAGGTTATAAATAATGTGTTAGATGCTAATAAGTTTGACGAAACAAAGAAAAGACTTGCATATGATTTAACGGTGCTAGGTATATCTGCTGTTAAAACTGGTTTTAATTTATCAGAAGGTATAACTATAGATTATGTTAATCCAGCTAATCTAGTTTATTCAGCTACAGATGATCCTAATTTTGAAGATATATATTATGTTGGTGAAATAAAGAGCTTAACACTTCCAGAGATTAAAAAGCTTTTTCCTAATTTAACTAATGAAGAGTTAGAAAAAATACAAAAATATCCTGGTCGTCAAAACTACGCTCAAAGCGATTGGCAAGTTAATAGCGATGTTAATCAACATCAAGTTTTGTTTTTTGAATACAAAACATATCAAGATCAGGTATTTAAAATAAAACAAACAGAACAAGGTTTAGAAAAAACCTTAGAAAAACAAGACACGTTCAATCCTCCACCTAATGATAATTTTGAAAGGGCTTCAAGATCTATAGAGGTCCTATACACAGGAGCTAAAATACTAGGTATGGGAGATACTATGCTAGAGTGGAAGTTATCGGAAAACATGACAAGACCTTACGGTGACGTTACTAGAGTTAATATGAATTATTGTATTTCAGCTCCTAGAATGTATCAAGGTAGAATAGAATCTATAGTTAGTAGAACAACTAGTTTTGCTGACATGATTCAATTAACTCATTTAAAACTACAACAAGTTTTAGCTAGATTAGTTCCTGATGGAGTTTATGTAGATGTAGATGGATTAGCTGAGGTTGACTTAGGTAATGGAACTAACTATAATCCAGCAGAAGCATTAAACATGTATTTCCAGACTGGTACTATAGTTGGTAGATCGCTTACTCAAGACGGTGAAATGAATCGAGGTAAAGTACCTATTCAAGAGCTTCAAAGCTCTTCTGGTATTTCTAAGATTCAAGCTATGATACAAACGTATCAGTATTATCTACAGATGATCCGTGATGTAACAGGATTAAACGAAGCTCGAGACGGAAGTGCTCCTGATAAAAACGCATTAGTTGGTTTACAAAAACTAGCAGCAGCTAATTCTAACACAGCTACAAGACATATATTACAGTCTTTAATGTATCTAACTATAAGATCTTGTGAAAACGTTAGCTTAAGAGTTAGCGACATGCTTCAGTTTCCTTTAACTAAAGCTTCTTTATTGAATAGTATAAACGCGTTCAATACAGCTACTTTGAAAGAAATAGACACATTGTCTATTCACGAGTTTGGTATATTCTTAGATTTAGAACCAGATGAAGAAGATAAAGCTCAATTAGAAAAAAGTATACAAATAGCACTACAAGCTGGTAGTATAAAATTAGCAGACGCTATAGATATTAGAGAGATACAAAATATTAAGTTGGCTAATACGCTTTTAAAGTTTAGACAATCAGAAAATGCAGCTGAAGAAAGAGCAGCTCAAATGGAAAACATACAAGCTCAAGCTCAGGCTAATGCTGAGTCTGCTGAAAAAGCTGCGGCTGCTGAAGTTCAAAAACAACAAGCATTAGCTCAAACAACCGTTCAAATAGAACAGGCTAAATCTCAGTTTGAAATACAGCGTATGGAACAAGAGGCTGAAATAAAAAGAGGTTTAATGGCTGAAGAGTTTTCATATCAAATGAAACTAGCTGAAATGCAAGCTCAAGTAACTTCTCAAAAAGAAGCCCAAATAGAAGATAGAAAAGACAAACGATTACAAATGCAAGGCACTCAACAGAGTGAACTTATAGATCAAAGACAAAACGATCTACTACCTAAAAACTTTGAATCATCAGGTAACGACAACTTAGATGGATTTGGTTTAGAGCAATTTACCCCAAGATAGGGATTATTAATTTTTATTATATTATATTATGTCAGAAACAAAAGAAGTAAAATCAGAAGGAGAATTTAAATTAAAAAAGAAAACTCCAAAAATTAAAGGCCAAGGAAACATTGTTCCTGAGGTCACTAAGATAGATTTAAGTAAAAAAACAGAAGAAGATGCCATTCAAGTCGGAGAAACAGAAACAGTGGTTGATGATAAACAAGCCAGAGATCTACCAGAAGTGGAAAAAGAAGTACGGAGCGACTCCAGTGAAGTTACTAAAATTGATCTCAAAGAAAAAGTAGAATCACCTTTAGAATTAGTAGAAGATGAAAACGATAACCCTGAAGAGGTCACAATGGTTGGAGGCACTGAAGGTCCCGACACCCCACAGGAACAAAAAGAAGTATTACCGCAAGCTCAAACACAAGACTACCCAGAAAATGTAGATAAACTTATTGAGTTTATGAAAGAAACTGGTGGAACTATTGACGACTACGCTAGGCTTAATGCTGATTATAGCGACGTTGACGGAGGAGCATTATTAAAAGAATATTATAAACAAGCTAAACCACATTTAAATTCAGAAGAAATTGACTTTGTAATAGAAGACTCTTTTAGTTTTGATGAGGATTTAGACGAAGCAAGAGATATTCGAAAGAAAAAACTTGCATATAAAGAAGAGGTTGCAAAAGCTAAAAGCTATTTGGATTCGCTTAAGGATAAATATTACGCAGAGATCAAGTTGAGACCTGGGATTAATCCTGAGCAACAAAAAGCTACAGACTTTTTTAACCGATACACCGAAGAGCAAGAGCTCAGTAAAGTTAACCAAGAAAGGTTCCGTAGCCAAACAGACGAACTTCTTAACAAAGAATTCAAAGGTTTTGATTTTAAAGTTGGAGAGAAAAAGTTTAGATATGGCGTTAAAGATCCAGTTAAGGTTGCAGATAACCAAAAAGACATTTCTACATTCATTAAGACGTTCTTAAACGATAAAGGAGAAGTTGTTGATACAAAAGGTTATCATAAGGCTTTATACGCAGCGCGCAACGCTGATACTATAGCACAACATTTTTATGAGCAAGGTAAAACCGATGCAATTAAAAACCAGTTAGCTAAGTCTAAAAATATAAGTACAGAGCCTAGAAAAACACAAGATGGCAATGTATTTATTGATGGATTTAAAGTGAAGGCAGTTAGTGGTCTTGATTCTTCAAAGCTTA